TATATTCTTTAAAGATTTATTTGAGTCATTAAAAGCAAAACTAGGCATAGACCAACGACAAAAGATATTTAACGATTTCCTAAAACAGCGTAATGTAAAAGTACAACGACAAAGTTCGTTAAGACCTGGTGAGGTTTCTTTTGCTGAGATGCCTGACTTTAAACCTAAGATAAAGACAGACCCTGAGTGGCAACAATGGACAAACGCTGTGTTAAAAGGAGAAAGTCCTACTCTACCTCGCTTAGAAGTTGTAGGTGATATTGACTCAGCTCATAAGATACTAACAGAAAAGTATTCTAATAATCCTGAGTTATTAAAGAAGTTTGATGAAGCACCTGCTGATTTCTTAGATGAAGATTTAACAGCTTTGTTTGAAATGGGTGCTCAGTCCATTAAAGATCGTAGGAAGATTCGTATAGAAAGTGAAATCTTTAAAGACTTGTTAAAAGGTTCTAACGAACGCTTAATGAAAGCTGTTAAAGAATTTGACGACACAGAAAGCTTGCAATCAGAAGCAGCGTTGAGAAATCAGTTGAGCGAGTTTGTAGAGATATACGATTACTACAGGCAGATGGGTTCTGAGGATTCTAAGAATCTTGCGATGCGTAGACAGAAGAAACCTATATCTAGAAAGATAGGGTTAGAGAAAAGCGAGCTACAGAACACTGCTCTTGTAAGAGAATTTATTAATAACCAGGCAGGTGGTATGTCTCCTAAGAAAGCTGTTAAGCTTATAAAAGAAATGTACGATCCTAACAATGCTGAAGCTACTATACAGAAAGTATTAGGGATAGCTAAGAAGGCACAAGGGAAAAGTATGTTAGACATGACCACTGAATATTGGATTAACTCCATCCTTAGTGGACCTAGAACACAAGCTGTCAACTTACTAGGTAATATTTTAACTCAGGCGTTAGGTGCAGCAGAGATGACAGCAGGTGCGGTTCTTAGTGGAAACATTCCGTTAGCTAAAGCTGCGTTAGCACTTAGTTTTGACTGGAATTTATATCGTGAGGCTTTTTCAGCTGCTGGAAAAACATTAATAACAGGAAGAGAAGTATTAGATGTAGGCAGTAGAACAATGGAAACATCTAGGCAAGCTATAGGTGAGTCTATTGATTTTGATCCTTTAGGTAAAGGCAGTAAAAATATAGACAGAAATGCTATAAACACATTAGGAACAGTAATTAATCTCCCTGCAAGGGGTTTGTTGACTGGGGATGAATTCTTTAAACAAATAGCTTTTAGAAGAGCTGCTCGATTAAAAGCAGGTATGGAAGCAATTAACTCAGGTATCTCTGACTCTAAAGGAATAGCTAAATATGTTGAAGATAAACTAAGTAAAGTAGTGACTGTTGGTGGACAGGTTATGTCTGAAGAAGCTCTGATAAGAGAAGCTACAAAACAAGCTGATAAGTTAGGTTTAATAGGTCAGGAGTTCGCTAAGAAAAGAGCTGCTCACATTAAGAAATATGTTGACGATAACTTTGATGAGGACGCTTCTAACCTTGCAGCTTATGCTCTAGAAGAAGCTAAATACTTTACACACACTAGAGAGTTAGAAGAAGGGACTTTAGGGAAAGGAATACAAAACCTAACTAAGAACTTTGCGTTCGCTAGGTTTGTTTTACCTTTTGTTCGTACACCTTCAAACCTTTTGAGTTTTGCTTTAGAGAGGTCTCCTTTGGGATTGCCTTACAGGATTCCAGGTACGAATAAAAAATTGAATGTACCAGGATTAAGAGCAGAAGCGGAAGCTATGAGAGAAGGATTGAAGTCTAGTGATCCTGTAGTTAAAGCAGCAGCTAGAGGTAAGATTGTAACAGCTTTTACAGCTGCTGGTTTGTTTTACGATATGGTGTTTAATAATAATAACACATTTCCAACCGTTACAGGAGGCGGTCCTAAAGATGAGAAGCAAAAGAAAATACTAGAGGAAACTGGTTGGAGACCTTACAGTATTAAAATGGGTGATACATATTACAGCTACCAACGGTTAGACCCAATCGCTACTTTACTAGGCATCAGTGCTGATATGAGTGAGATGATGAAAGAAAATCAAGAAGCTAACGAAGAGGGATTAGAGCAAGTCGGCATAGCAATGGCAACAGCTTTAGCTCGTAATGTAGGTAATAAATCTTACTTAGCAGGTGTTCAGTTATGGGCAGATGCATTCAAAGACCCAGAAAGATTTGGAGAAAAATTAGGTCGAAACTACTCTAGTTCTTTTGTTCCTAATGTACTTTCTCAAATGCAAGACTATGATAAACAATCCATGAGAGAGGTGAGGAGTATTGCGGATGCTGTTTTGAAAAAAATGCCTGGAGGTAGAGATATGCTTGATCCTAGACGTAATATATTAGGAGAAGAAAAAACAATTGATTACGGTACAATGGGATTCATTAATCCTGTAGCTACTTCAAAAGAAAAAGACGATGCAATATTACAGGAAATGGCAGATTTACAATACGCGTTCAGGCAGCCTAGTTCTAAAATATTAAACGGTAATGTTGATTTATTAAACTTTACTAACAATAAGGGTAGGACTGCTTACGATAGAAGTATTGATCTATTACAAACGGTAACAGTAGGTGGACGCACTTTAAGGCAAACTTTAAAACGGTTGATTAACTCTGCTCAATATCAACGTCTTCCAGGTTATTCTGCTGAAGTAGGAGTTGATAGCCCTAGAGTACAACAGATAACTAAAGTGTTAAAGCGTTTCAGAAAAACAGCTAAAAGAGATATGTTAAAAGAATTTCCTGATGTAGCATCACAAATAAACACTGTAAATCGTGCTTTAAAACTTAATAGGCAAGGTGTTAGCAGACAAGAAGTGCTTGAACTTTTATCACAAACAAACTAATAATAGATTACCATGGCTAATACATACGAAGACTACACAGTTGGAGCAAGTCAGACGGACTTTGCATTCTCCTTTCCTTATCTTGATGACACTCATGTAGTTGTACAGCTAGACGATTCAACAGTTGATTCTCCAGGAGGTAAGTTTTATACTGTTTCTACAGGAGATTATTCTATTATCACATCTCCTTCTGCTCTTATTAGGTTCACTACTGCTCCTGAAACTGGTGCTAGGATAAGAATCAAAAGAGATAGTAACTCTGCTGATGCTCTTGTAGACTTTGAGAATGGTAGTGTACTTACTGAAGTAGAACTAGATCGTGCTTACTTACATAACTTATATCTGAGCGAAGAGATTGAAGAGGGTAGTGGTAAGAACACGATGACTAAAGACCCTGTTGATGGGAACTACGATGCTGATTTAGCCAAGATAGTTGACCTAGCTGATCCTACAGCAGCACAAGATGCTGCCACTAAGAACTATGTAGACACTGAGATTGCAACTGAAAGAACAGCTAGGGTTGCAGATGTAGATGCTGAAGAGACTGCAAGAATTGCAGGTGATGCTTTGAAGGTAGCCAAGGCAGGGGACACGATGACAGGTGCTCTAACACTTCCAGCCTCTGATCCTACTAATGGAAACCACGCTACTAACAAGACTTATGTAGACGCTCAGATAGCTACTTCTTTAGCTACAGGGATAGCAGGTGGTCCTATCGATACCGTTAACATTGCCGATGATGCTATCACTGCTGACAAGCTTGCTAACACTGCTGTTACTCCAGGAGCTTATACTGCTACTAATTTAACAGTAGACGCACAAGGAAGGATTACAGCTGCTGCGAACGGTAGTGCTTCTCCTACAGCTAATGAAATACTAACATCTCTTAAAACTGTTGACGGTACAGGCAGTGGATTGGATGCTGACTTATTAGATGGTCAAGAGGCTACTGCTTTTGCTGCTGCTTCACATACCCATACAGCTTCTAACATTACAGACTTTGATACTGAGGTTTCTAACAATGCTTCTGTAACAGCCAATACAGCTAAGGTTACGAATGCTACGCACACAGGAGATGTAACAGGAGCTACTGCTCTGACTCTTGCTACAGTTAATAGTAATGTAGGTTCTTTTACTAATGCTTCTGTAACAGTTAACGCTAAAGGATTAATTACAGCAGCTAGTAGTGGTAGTAGTGCTTCAGCTTACTCTAGTTCTTGGACTTCTGTAAGTGCTAACAATACTTCTTATAGTTTTACTCATAACTTAGGAACTAAAGATTTAATTATTAACGCTTACTATGCAACTAGTAATGCAGGGGCTAATCAAGAACATGTAAATATTTACAGAAGAGATTACGGTTGTTTTATCGTTTTTAATAGTGATAATCAAATAACAGTTACAGTAGGTTCTTCAGGTTTTGGTTCTTGGTCTACAGGGGCTTTTGGAATAGTAACTTGGGCATCTCAATTTCTTAAAGTAGTTATAACACAATGACTGAACAACTCTCACACTTTCTCGACACTGCACTGGCTGTTATACTTGGTGTCATTGGTTGGATGATTAAGAAGCTGACTGATCGACTAGACAACGATGAAAAAAGGTTAACAAGTATTGAAGTAGAACTTGCTACTCAAAGAGAACGAGACACTGCTGTGGAGAATCGTATGAGTGGATTAGAAGTTACTGTAAAAGAGATCAACGGTAAACTAGATAGAATGATGGAGATATTAATTAAACGATGAAAAAAGGATTATACGCAAACATTAACAGAAGAAGGAAGCTAGGCATTAGTCGTAGCAAGAAGAAGTCTACAATATCACCTAAGTCGTACGCTAATATGAAGCGTAACTTTAAAAAGTGAGAAGTGTATCGTTATCTTTAGGTAGAGGTGAGAAGAGCAAGAAGGGTGGTCTCACAGCTAAAGGCAGGGCTAAGTATAACAAGGCTACAGGTTCTAACTTAAAAGCCCCTCAGCCTGGTGGTGGTCCTAGGAAGCGTAGCTTCTGTGCTCGTATGAGTGGTAACAAAGGACCAATGAAAGATAGTAAAGGTAGACCCACTAGAAAAGCCTTAGCTCTTAGACGTTGGAAGTGTTAACAATATGAAAACGAGAGAAGAACTAGGTAACTTACACATCCTTTTAACTGATACTTTAAGTAAAGGTATTCAACTGATGAGTGCAACTGAAGAGTATAACCCTGCTTTACTTAACTGTGCTAGACAACATTTAAAAGATAACGATGTAATTCTTATGAGTGGTAAAGATACTCCACTTAATGATCTACTGGGAGAAGTACTACCTTTTGAAGATAAACCTGAAGAAAGAGTAATTACAAAGTAATAACAACACCGAAGAGAGAGAGTTGAAGCATGAGTATTGAAAAGCTTAAACAACTCAAGGACTTCCGTAACTTCTTATATGTAGTTTGGAAACACTTGAACCTACCTGATCCTACACCACTACAATACGACATAGCTGACTTCATGCAACACGGTCCTAAGCGATCTGTTATCATGGCATTCCGTGGAGTAGGTAAATCCTGGATATGTTCTGCCTATGCTGTTCATCAACTACTACTAGACCCCACTAAGAACATACTAGTTGTATCTGCTTCTAAGAACCGTGCTGATGACTTCTCCACCTTTACACTCAAGATCATACATGACATTCCTGTCTTACAAGGACTAATCCCTAAGAACGATCAAAGGTTCTCTAAGATCGCTTTTGACGTAGGACCTGCTCCAGCTGCTCACGCACCTTCCGTTAAGTCTCTCGGTATCTCCTCTCAGTTAACAGGTAGCCGTGCTGACATCATCATAGCAGACGATATAGAAGTACCTAACAACTCTGCTACTCAAGGCATGCGTGATAAGCTTGATGAACAAGTAAAAGAGTTTGAAGCTATTATAAAGCCCTTAGACACCTCTAGGATTCTCTTTCTAGGTACACCTCAATGCGAGGACTCTATCTATAACAAACTGCGTGAGAGAGGCTATGACGCTCGTATATGGACCTCTGAGTACCCACAGCAAGACTTAGTGTTAAAGAACTATGACAATGACATAGCCCCTTTCCTACAAGAACAGATAACAGAAGATACAGTAGGACACACTACAGAGCCTCTTAGGTTCTCTGATATGGACCTAGAAGAGCGTAAGCTCTCTTATGGACGTACAGGGTATGCTTTACAGTTCATGCTTAATCCTAGGCTATCTGACGCTGATAGGTATCCTTTGAAGATTAACGATCTTATTATAACAGATATTGATAGTGACCTAGCTCCTGAGAAGATTATATGGTCCAGTGATCCTGATAACGAAAACAAAGACCTTCCTAATGTAGGACTAGGTGGAGATCGATACCACAGACCTTCTAAGACTTTAGGGGACATGGTAGAGTACACTGGTTCTGTCTTGTCTATTGACCCTAGTGGTAGAGGAAAGGATGAAACAGGGTACGCTGTAGTTAAGATGCTTAACGGTCAACTCTTTGTTCCTGATGCTGGTGGTCTAAAAGGTGGGTACGATGATCAAACTCTTAAACAACTAGTACACATCGCTCAAACAAACAAGGTTAACAAGATTATCATAGAGTCTAACTTTGGTGATGGTATGTTCATGGAACTACTTAAACCTATCCTTATGACTTCCTACCCTTGTTCTGTTGAAGAAGTAAGACACTCTAAACAAAAAGAACTTAGAATCATTGATGTCCTTGAACCTGTCCTTAATCAACATAAACTAATTGTAGACCCTTCTGTTGTTACTAAAGACTATAAGAGTGCTCAAGGGTATCCTATAGAACATCAAGCTAAGTATATGTTATTCTATCAACTTAGTCGTATAACAAAAGATAAAGGTAGTCTTAATCATGATGATAGATTAGATGCTCTTTCTATTGCTGTTAACTATTGGGTAGAACAAATGAATCAATCTGTAGACAATAACATTAACTCCAGGAAACAAGAACTAATGGATCAAGAGTTAACATCCTTTACTGATTCATTTCATAAGAGAAGTCTTAAAGGTCCTAAGGCTATGCTGTGGTCATGAAGATCGCTAACGCTCACTTCATTCGTCTTTACTCACTCTGTTCGATAAAGACTCATAGCTTTCTATTAACATATCTTTACATCTTAGTGATTAATATAGGTGCTTCGGTAGTTAGTGTAAATACATAAGTATAAACAGATACTACCTATGATCATTGACCCTGACAAGATAACCTTTTTATTGATAACTAGTTATTGTAGGTCTTTAGACACACCTAGCCTTAAAAAGCTTTTTGTTATTAAAGAGTTATTAAAGGACAGGGTCTTCTTGTTGTATGAGTAAGAAGGAGAAGAACGAAGTATCGACTTCTTTAGTTTAAGTCGGTATGGTTCTTGTAAGACCTTATGGTTTTAATACACACCTCTAGGAGGTCTTAATAAAACATTATAATCGATTTTCAGATTTGTAAAGCCTTAAATTTCAAGATATGGACATAGATACTCAGACAGACTTGTTAACCAACGACTTATGTAATTTAATAAATCGTTATAAAGGGGAGTTCGAATTGAATGACCAAACAATCATAGGAGTCCTGGAGTTCATTAAATATGATCTTCTAGCTATGAGTGTTATTGAATTTGATGCAGACTTTGAAGTAGATGAAGAGGACGAAGAAGAACAGGAATAGTTTATCGGCATTAGAAATTTTCTATTTAACATTTAGTTGAAAAAATTTGAAGGGGTTACGCTATATACGCGATCACATCAACTCCCCGATGCCACCCTATAAAAT